GACTTACGCAAGATATATGAACGGTGACCCAATGGCTATTATACAAAACAATATTGGTATAGTTGCTTGTCATCCAGAAGCAACACAATATTGGTATGATGAGTATACATGGTTAAAAGGTAAATATATGAGTAAACATAATTTATTATTGGAATTCGTTAATGAGGTAATGAAATGATTATAGAATGGGTATTTTTAGGATTTTTTACTGCAATAGGCTGGTGGGGTGCAGAACATTATGTTATTGAACCTTATTTTCCAGCGAGTATAGAACAAAAAGAAGGAAAGAAATGAGAGTAATTAAATTTAGTGCTACATGGTGTGGTCCATGTAAAGCATTAGCAAAAACATTAGAAAACGTCAACACTCAAATTCCAATAGAAAGTATTGATATCGATGAAAATCAAGAAACTGCTTTAGAATATGGTGTTAGGGGAGTACCAACAATGATTATGTTGGATGAAAATAATAATGTCATCAAACGATTTGTTGGTGCAAAATCACAAACAGAAATTGAGGCATGGTTAAATGATTAAAAAAACAACTCATAAGTTAACGGATGAACGTAGTAACTTCAAACCATTTGCTTATCCTTGGGCTTATGACGCTTGGTTGAAACACGAACAATCTCATTGGTTACACACAGAAGTACCAATGTTGGAAGATGAAAAAGATTGGAAAAGAAAATTAACCAATCAAGAGAAACAATTCCTCACACACATCTTTCGTTTCTTCACACAAGGTGATATTGACGTAGCTGGTGGTTATGTAAAAAATTATCTTCCGTATTTTCCACAACCAGAAGTTCGTATGATGTTGCTCGGATTTTCTGCACGTGAAGCTTTACATATTGCAGCATACTCACATCTTATCGAAACACTTGGTCTTCCGGAAACCACATATAGTGAATTCTTAGAATATCAAGAAATGAGAGCAAAACACGATTACATTTTAAACAACTCAAACGGTATAGTGAATACAGCAACCACCGCAAAAAATATTGCTATGTTCTCAGCATTTACGGAAGGTATGCAGTTGTTCTCATCATTCATCATGTTGCTAAATTTTCCGAGACATGGTAAGATGAAGGGTATGGGTCAGATTGTTACTTGGTCTATTGTTGATGAAACAATGCATACTGAGAACATGATGAAATTATTCAAAGAATATATAAAAGAAAACCCTGAAATCTGGAACGATGAATTGAAATCCAGTATCTACACGATTGCTGAAAGAATGGTTGAATTGGAAGACAAATTTATTGATTTGGCTTTCGGTGTGACCAAAATGGAAGGTTTGTCTAGTGAAGATGTTAAGAAGTATATTCGTTATATCGCTGATAGACGTTTGATTGGTTTGGGTATGAAGGGTATTTTTAAAGTTAAGCGCAATCCACTTCCATGGGTTGAAGAAATGATTAACGCTCCAACTCACACCAACTTCTTTGAAAACCGTGCAACAGATTACGCTAAAGGTGCAACATCAGGTAATTGGGGTGATGTATGGGCCAACTAAGGAACATATATGACAGGAAAAATAGTTTCAGGAGAATGTCTAACTTGTGAGTCTACTTTTGAAGTAGCATACGAAGAAATTTTAGTCTCAGAAGAATTGCCGGAACACTGCCCATTTTGCGGTGAACACATCGATGGAGTCCAAGAAGAATATATAGAGGATGAAAACGATGATGATGATGAAAAATGGGACTAAACTGGATATTCAATGGAGTTGATTTTACCGAGGACTTGATTGGTGATAATTACGGGTTCGTGTATCAGATAACCAATCTGACGAATGGAAAAAAATACATAGGCAAGAAATTCTTTTATTCTGCCAAAACCAAGCAAGTCAAAGGTAAAAAAAAGAAGTATAAAGCTTCAAGCGACTGGCAAACATATTATGGAAGTAATTCCATTTTACAAGAAGATGTGAAGAATTTAGGACACGAAAATTTTTATCGTGAAATAATTCATTTGTGTAAATCAAAAGGAGAATGTGGTTATCTTGAAGCAAAAGAACAATTTATCCGTGGTGTAATTGAATCTGATGACTATTACAATACATGGATTATGGTTCGTGTTAGAGATACACACATAAAGAATGTTAGACTTTCTAAAACCGATTTCAAAACGTGAATATGATGTTGTGACTTTTTTTGAAAGTCCGGAACAGGATAAAATCCAAGTAGAATGTAACTCATACAGTGATCCTGGAGAAGCTGTTGGATACTCCAGTGTTGGATTTATGTACCACATTATTTTGGTGAAGAATCATGATGAGGATCCAGATAAATTTACCAACTTTGATGCCTTTGATGCGATCCTTGCGTGTCCAATGACATACATCTCACAGTTGATACCACAAGGATGGTATGGTATAATTGCAAAGAAAACTACCACATCCCAAAAATTTATTGATAAATCTATTGACAACTTGAAAAAATTGTTGTAGAATACAAATAAACAACTGGGACTTATAATGATTCTTATTGACCTAAATCAGGTGTTATTAGGTGGACTAATGGCACAGATCAACTCACAAAAAGGTGCCAAAATCGATGAAGATTTGGTACGTCACATGGTTTTAAATACCATACGTCACAACGTAAAACAATTCAAAGATTATGGTGAAGTTATTCTTTGTGCTGATAATCGAAAGTATTGGCGTAAAGAATACTTCCCATTCTACAAAGCAGGACGAAAAAAGACACGTGAAAAGTCTGATCTCGATTGGCACTTAATTTTTGATATGTTGGCCAAATTCAAAGTGGAACTTAAAGATAATTTTCCATACAAGGTTATTGATGTTGAAGGTGCTGAAGCAGATGACATCATAGGTACACTTGCACCACGTGCTGTTATGCACGAGAATGTTTTGATATTATCTAGTGATGGTGACTTCCTACAGTTACAACAATGGAACACAAACCGAACAAATTATTCAATCAAACAATATAATCCATCATTGAAGAAGTTTGTGAAGTCTGAGAAACCTTTAGATGAATTGAAAGAGAAGATTATTCGTGGTGATAAGGGTGATGGCATACCAAATATCTACTCTCCATCAGATTGTTTTGTCCGTGAATTAAGACAGAAACCTATCACTAAAGGTATTTTGGATAAACTTATGGAGAAACACTATAGTGAATGGGAAGATGAAACAGCTAAGGCTGGTTTTGTTCGTAATCAGGTGTTGATTGACCTCAGAAATATACCAGGTGATGTGAGAGACCGAATCATAAATATGTATGAGGAAACTAAAGCAGCACCAAGAAACAAATTGCTGAATTATTTTATTGAACACAAACTTAGAAATTTGATGGAAGTTATTGAGGAATTTTAATGAAAAATATTTATGAAATTTGGGATGATTTTGAGAACGCAGGTAACAAAAAGCAGAGAATGGAAGTCATTCGTGATAACCTATCACAAGCTTTATGTCAAGTTTTAGAACTAACTTTCCATCCAAAATATGAATGGATTATTGAGGAAGTTCCTGACAATTATTCTCCTGTATGGGAAAATAAAAACGGGTTTTCTCGTTGTCAATTATCAACGGAACTGCGTAAATTGTATATGTTTCAAAAAGGTAATCCTACAGCAGAAGCATTGACACCAAAACGTAGAAATGAATTGCTTATTCTGTTGTTGGAGTCTCTAGAACCAAGAGAAGCAGAAGTTGTTATGGGTATCTTCAAGAAAGACCAAGGTGTGCCAGGACTAACGTATAAGTTTGTCAAAGAAGCTTTTCCCAATATGTTACCGTAAATGCCAAAATTAAAGAGAAATAGAATAATTGTAGTTACCGGTGAATTTGATCCACTAACAACAGATGAACTCGAATATCTCAAAAGATGTAAATCCAAAGGTGATTGGCTTTGCGTAGGTATACACTCAGATTGGTTTATGCAATGGTCATTCGGTGGTTTCACACAAACATACAATGACCGTAGAGAAATCTTAAAAAATATTAAATGTGTTGATGAAATTTTTACTTTTAATGACACGGATGGCACCGTATGTCAATTGTTAAAGATTATTAAAATTTGCTATCCAGGTGATGAGATAACTTACATCTCACGTGATGATATGCATAATATGCCCGAAACTAAAATTCGTGGTATCACTTTTGAAACGATGAAATAGGAGCACTTAGGTGTCAAAATTTGTAGGTAAATTCCGTAAGAACGAAAATTACGAAGAATATAGTCATTTCGATAAAAAACGCCATAGAAATGATAACAATAAAAACAAAAAAATGATTAACCGTATGGTACAAGAGGACGAATTGTATGGCGATTCACACGGAAGCAAAGATTATCGTCAAAAACGTAGAGAAATATATTAATGTTGTGAAAAAACAACAGACCTGTTGACAATTTCTCCATACTATGTTATAATATCATTTTAGTATGGAGAATTGTGATGATTATACACGGTCATATTCGTAAGTCAAAACCTAAAAAAACCACCAAAGCCGTTCGTGAGCAGCACGATCAATGGTTATCCAACCTAATGGCTCAAACTACAAGTTTTTCACGTGGTAATGTAAAATTTACCAAATCCATAAGTACAACTCAAACTCCATACCGTAGAGAAACTAAAAAAATTCCTAGTCTGAATACCGGTTTTGTCAGTTGTACAAAACCTATTCATGGGAATGTTTATACTGGTACTAAAATGATTGGTATCGGTACATTACATAAATCAAACGCTGTTCCTGTTTTTAACAACGAGGAAGCTGCGGAAATTTCAAAAATGAGGAGAGGATGATGCGTAAAACATCATTTGTTGTAAAATTACAACGTCCGGTGTGTAGAACACCAATTAAGCCTTTACAACGTCATAAAAATGATGTAGAATATACACGTAAGGTTAAACATAAGAAGGAACTTCGTAATGAAAGGTTTGATTAACAATGATTGGGATCGTGATAATCTCAATTTCCTCCTGCGTATCAGTGAAAAAGATTATAAAGACTGGCATGCACAAGCATCCGAGGATGATCTTGTCTATGCTCAAGAACTTCTAGACGCATATTCACGAGAATTGTTTATGAGATCCGAAGAATTGATAATCGAATCTCGGTTGGCCGAAACAAATCAGTACAATGAAGCGATGAATTTTATTAATAAGGTGAAAAATGCTTAGTCCACAAGAAGAAGCAAAAATTTTAAGTGGTATTGATACCATCATGTACAATCTGAGACATGTACCAACAGAAGATGTTGCATATTTTTTAGTTAAGTTTGATCCTAAACTAGCAGAAAAGCTTGCATCACAAATTAATTTTACTTTTCAAGATATGGACCTACAGGAGCAAGAAGCAAATGCGTGATACACAAACATTAAAATTTAATGCAGTTGAGGGAAATGACGTTCCGGCGTGGAAAGCGCTAGATACCGCTGTTCGTAGTTGGGTTATACAGCGTCAACATGAAGAAGAACTAGCAAGATATCATCAACACAAAAAGGAAAATGATGCATTTAACACCACTAAATGATAAAATATATCTTTTCACTGCAGAAAATCAAAAAGACCTTGCTTTGACTTTTTTCCGTGTACAGGAATTCTATGAATCGCCGCATCCAGAATTAAATGGAGCTAAATTCAGCACTTATGATTTCTTAAATCGTGTGATGGACAATGACGGTAACATTGAATACTTCAATTATTGGGCAGGATTCAACATTCCTGGTGAAGTTGTCAATGAATGGTGGAAAAAACAAGATGTGAATCAAGCAACCACACACGAATTAGTATTTTTCAATTTACTAAATGATGCGGGAGTAGACTTTTCACAGACTTACTATGTAATTGGAACTCTCGAAAAAGACAAAAGAACAATAAAACACGAAATTGCTCATGCTCTATACTATACGGACCAAGAATACTACAAGGAAATGTTCAATTTGACGTCCGAATTTATGTTCCTATACAAAGATCAATATCAAATATCGAGAAATTCTCTGATTAATATGGGATATTGTAATAAAGTACTCGATGATGAGATACAAGCATACATGAGCTCAGAGAAAATATCACATTTGGCACATGATTTTAAGTTGGACATTAAGGAAATGAAGCCTTTGATCAAAAAATATCGCAAAGTGTTGTCAAAATACAACAAATTTAAAGTATAAATCTCTTTTTACTTGACTGGTACTTGGATTACTGTATAATGGAGCTATTAAGTACGGAGAAAATATGTCACAAATTTTAGAATCCAAATCTATTCTTGCCAAGTTGATGGCAACTGAGAATATTCACATTGAAGAACGCAATGTTCGGACCGCCGCCTTTTATATTAAGGAAAGAATTCTTGTGGTTCCAATTTTAGATAAGGAAATCACACCAGAACAATACGATCTCTTTATGGGTCATGAAGTTGGCCACGCCCTGTATACTCCTTTAGATGGAGTTCTTAAAGAATCCGAACTCAATATCAATCATACAATATGTAATATTATTGAGGATGTTCGTATTGAAAAACGAATCAAAAACAAATATCCTGGTTTACGTAATTCTTTCGTAAAATCTTATCGTCAACTTTATGAAAAGAATTTTTTCGGAACACAAGGTGTAAATCTTCAACAATTGAACTTCATTGACCGTGTGAATTTATTCACCAAGGTTGGAACATATCTCGGTATTAAATTCAACCAAGAAGAACGTGAACTTTTGTCCAAAATCGAAAATACGGAAACCTATGATGATGTTTTGGAAGTTACTCGTGAAGTAATGGATTACATGCAACAGCAAGCAAAAGAAGAACGTGAAAAAAATAAGCTTGAACTTGCTGATGATGAAGAAGAATATGATGAAGAATATGATGAACAAGATGATGAACAAGATGAAGAAGATGAAGATTATGATAATACAAGAGATGAAAAAAATAACGATGGACAAACTCGGTCGGAAGAAACACTCAGATCATTTACCGATGAATCCTATCGTGAAAATCAGGAAAAACTGTTCCAAAAAAATGCTCAAGATAATGTCTATGTAAATATTCCTAAAGTTGACCTAGATAAAATTATTATCGATTATAAAGATTTTCTGAAAAACTACTTAAATAGTGAATATTCAATGTATGTTGATCATAAAGGTTATAACAAAATCCGTAATGATAATAATAAAGCGGTTTCTTATCTTGTCAAAGAATTTGAAATGCGTAAGAACGCAGAACAAATGAAACGTAGTTCAGTTGCCAAAACCGGTGAATTGAACATGTCTAAAATTTACTCTTATAATTTTAATGATGATATCTTCAGGAAGATGACTATTGTTCCTGAAGGTAAGTCTCATGGTCTTGTGATGTTCCTTGATTGGTCTGGTTCTATGACAAATCATATTGAGAATACTGTTAAACAATTGTTTACTCTGACTTCATTCTGTAAAAAGGTCAACATTCCTTTTGAAGTATATTTGTTTGTTGATTACCTTCAAAGAGACAAACAAACAGGCAAGGCAATTGAGTTTGAATATCAGGTCAATGATCTTATGTTAGGTTCTATCACACTGGTCAATATTCTGTCATCACGTATGAGTGCTATGGATTTAACCAAGGCAGGTTCAATTTTAACTTATATTTCAAAACGTCCACGCAACACACCACCTTGGTTGAACATGCAGGGTACTCCTTTGAATGAGACTATTATTTCTGCTTTTGAGATTATTCCAAAATTCAAACAGCAATACAAACTACAAATTGTTAATACTG